CTTCTTTTGTTCATTGTGTTACAAAAAAGCTACCCCCCCCCCAATTGATTCACACATGTATTCATATAACCAAATATAAAATTTGAGCCACAAAAACGAAATCGTCTCAGATCAACGCCAAAAGGCTTATGTTGGTCAACTATGGATTGGTAAGAAGCGTTATCGCAGAGTTCTGATTCGTTTTGTGGATGCTGAAGAATTAGAGCCTGACGAGTTGAACGCTCTGCTCGTTGAGCGATTTCTAAAGCTCAAAGAGCGGCTGACGCGAGAAGTCGAACGAGCAACTGATGAACAAGGTTTGTTTTTTAGTGAGTTGTTGGATTTGTTCCTAGCACATGTTCAAGCAAACCGTGACGAGAGGACGGTTGGCAAGTATCGGCAGCAATTGCTTCGCTATAAAAAGATAGTTGGGAATTATCGGATTCGGCTTCACTCCGCACAGTTGACAGACAAGTTCGTTCTGTCTTTAAGAAAGGCTGGACTGAATGATCACAGTTGTAATTCTTATCTTCGAGCAGTTCGCGCAATCCTCAATTGGTCTTGGGAGCAAGGCCAGATTCCAGCAGCAATCAAAGTCAAAAGCGTCCGCTCGTCCAAGCCGCTGCCTGCTGTCTTTTCTACTCAACAACTCGAAGATTTGCGGCAACACCTAGAACAAGGCTGGAACGAAACCAAACGAAGACGGTTTCTGGTGCTGCTTCGTGCCTGGTGGTTTTTGCGCTATACCGGAATGCGTGGTGGTGAGCTGCTGGCGCTGAAATGGGACAATGTTTACCCAGACCGAATCGAACTTCGCTCAACGCGAGATTGGAAAGTCAAAGGTCGAAAAGACGCAATCATTCCAATTGCTGAAGATTTAAAAGAATTTATTCAGGCGCAGGATATTGAAGGCGAGCGTTATGTGCTGGACAACGGCAGAGGTAAACCGCTTTATAGTTCGCTTGGGGATTTGACCAAATCCATGAGGAAGGCACTGCTAAAGGTAGGCATTGAAAACGCAAAACCGTTGCATTCGTTTCGTTCTACGGTTGCGACTGAGTTGCTTTCCGGTGAGTCTGCGAATCCGGTGCATGTTCAAATGCTACTTCGTCACGAATCAATTCAAACAACGATGAGTTACCTGAATTCAGACCATTTGCAACAAGTGGATCTTGTCAATAAACTAGGAAACTCGCCACAAAACACTGTTTCAAAGAAAAAAACCGAAAGCCGCAAGCCCAGCATTCATCTAGCCTATAGCCGAAAGAACTAAGGTGACTGTTAATCATTGGGTCGCTGGTTCGAGTCCAGCTTGGGGAGCCACCTCCAGCCGATTTACGACACCTCCGTTAAGTGGCGGTTTTGCCTATCCGCCAGTGATTGCCTCTTTTAGCTTCTTTGCCTTCCTCATTTTTCTGTAGATCCCCACTCCAACCGCTGCCACAGGCAAACCTGTTGCTGTCAGTATAAGCTCAACGCCACCAGATTCAATCGCTACATTCACGAATTCAAAGAGAACATCCATTTAATAACTCCATATCATTAAATCGTCTCTGTCATCCAAATGTAGGAAGCGATTGCTCCCAGTGAAAGAGAAGCCATAGCCACCGAAAAGATTCATTTGAATGGCAATCTGGAGAAGTCGCGCACCGTCGCCATTCCAAACCGCTAAGTCAGCGGCTCTTCCAAGACTATGATAACCCGTGCTTTTGGGTTTCCCGTCTTTCCATTTAGCCTTTTCAACCGGATGTTCTGGCGAGCGAAAGGCTGAAGTCAGTCTGATAGGTTTGCCATAATGCTGGCGCAAGGTTTCCAGCTTTGTCAGAAACGAACTCGACATAGAGCATTCACCAGTGAATTTGCACTTCAACTCGTCCCTCGAAAAATGTTCTGAGTGGTCAATAAATTCCATCAAGTCTCCTTTTCTGGGTAATCAATACACTCTTGACTGTACATTTCGCCAAATGCTTCTCTTTGAGGTAACGACATAAGCTGAAGGTCTACATATCTGTGATTTTCGCGGTAATGGTCAATCACGCAAGAACACAACTGAATGGCGGATTGCATGGCGAGATTGCTGCTCATGCCTTGCATTTGATAAGTCGGTGCTAGTCGAAGTGAGCATTGGTAAGCCCAACTGACTAAGTGAAGCGTTTTGTACTCAACAGGCAAAGCGTGGGCTGAAGTAGAAATCAGTAAAGCCAAGCCTGCGAGAATCGGTTTCATTTTTTTAGATTATCCATTTTTTGACTTAGCTCGCTAATCGCAACGGTCATGTTTGTCAAAGTAGTGTTGAGTTTTTCGTGAACTGCCAAAAGTTGTTGAGACTGCGCAGCCTGAAGGTTTGCGAGCTTTTCTGTGGTGGCCTGTTGAAGTTGTGAATTTTCCCGTAATAGCTCGCTGACGCGAATATCGCTTTCAGAGTCCTTAGTTAGCCAAATATTTCGCTCCTTTTCAAAACCTCTTAAAAGAAACACGATCAACCAACCGCTGAAGGTGAGAGAAGCCATGCCAAAACCTAAATCTTGGACTAATTGAATCATTGTGTTGGGTTCTGCTGGCATTGCTCGGCCTCAGTTATAGAATTGAATTAAATTCGTAGACTTGAATTCCAGTGCTGTTGTCAATCGTAGATTCACTGCTGCTATCGCTACTACTGTCGGAATCGCTTTGCGAGTCACTGTTTGAATCCACATCGACTTCCATTGTGTCATTGTCTGGCGGATCAGTCAGATTGTTTTGAGTGTCTATATTAATGTGAATCTCAATCGGGTTCGCTTCGCTATCGTTGCCCTCAGAAGCTGGGTAGTCTGAGCATCCAAACAATGCGAGTGGGAGTAGAAGTAGTAGTTTCATGTTTACCTTGTTGGAGTTAGCGGAAGACTGCTGCACAGGTTGGGTTGTAATCCGTTAGTACGCCACTATCCCGATATGTATAGATACGGAAACTACCTGTGGCTAAATTATCAACTCGTTCATGAAATAATCCTGACCCAGCACCAGCAGTCACTTGAACGGAATAGTTTGCATCTTGCATAGCAGTTGTAAAATTAACTACTAGATTGCCTGCTGCATCTGTAACACTGGAAACATTAAAACTAGCGTTAATGCTGTTAGTGGAAGTATTGTAATTCACCCACGCACGGCATAACCCTCCTGCTACTGTCCCAGCACTTAATGCTTTCGTTGAATTGTAGAAAGAAACAGGATCACCACTCAGATCGGTCATTGAACTACTTAGCGCATCTCCATCTGGGTGGTAAAGTGTGATCGTAGTCCCACTGATTGCCGATACCGTTGTGCCTACCCGAATCCCTTCTCCGGTAACATAATCTCCAACGCTAATGTCTGCTAAACTGTATCCAGATACTGCAGTGACCGATGTTAACTGATTGGCGTTGGTTGCCTTTGCAGTGGTCGCAGTTGTGTAGACGCCTTGGACTTCAGAGGTGCTGGCGAAGGAATCGCCATAGATGCTGGTTGCTGCTTCCCTACTGATGATCTGAACCAAATCGCCATTGACAGGGTTGGTCGTAAAACTGACGGTATTACTGGAAATGCTGTAATCTGCGGTGACTCCGTTGTTGCCCTTTGCCAATCGGACACCGTTCAGAAAGACATCGGTGTAGGCAGGAACCATCGTGTAGTTCGGTGTGACCGTAGTGGCATTATTGGCAATCGTCTCCTCATATCGGAATTCGGTAACCTGCACCCCGTTGGTCAGTTCTCGTCTACCCTTGATGACGATGATGTCTCCGTTGACTGCGGCATTTGCCAACGTCACTGTGCTGGCATCACTGCCCAAAGTGTAGTCTGCGGTTCCCAATAGCACCCCGTTTCGCAGGACTTCCAACGTCGCAGAGTCACTTGATGCGGTGAAACCACCTGTGTTAAAAACCGTCTGTGTACTCGTAACCGCAAACTCCTCTCGGAATTCACTGGTGTTTAGGACTGGCTGGTTGCCGATGTAACTCATTTAGTGTCCGTTGGAATCATCTGTAAAAAGCTGCATAGTTATATTTAACATTGACTGCTGTCCCACTAAAATCATAAATGTACACATAAAACTGAGTTGCAGTAGGATCGCCATTAAAACCTGTTAAATGATACACATTAACATTAGTGGCATTGTATGCAGAGCCATGAAAACTGTAACTAATATCTTCCATTGGAGTCTCAAAACATATTATAAAATGCCCGTTTGCTGCTCCATCAATTATTGATGAAACATTGTAACTTCCTCGTATTGGCCCAGATCCTGCGGTTGCGGTTGCGGCATCACTGTCGTAAACAACTGATCCAGATTGATCCGTTGTAGCAACCACAGTTTGAATCGTAAAGGTATCAGCAGAAGGAACGGTTAGTACAACAAAGAAATCATCTGTAATCGTTGGCGTATCCCCTGCACTCCTCGTAAATGCTGCATGAATAGAATCGCCAACAGACAAACCGTGTGCAGTATTTGTGATCGTAATGGTGCTACCAGAACAAGCATAGGTTCCGCTTTGTCCTGATGTATCTGAAAATGTACCATTAAAATTTACCCACGCAGCAAGCTGATGCCCCTTTTCGGCAACTTCAACAGCAGTAGTCATGATGCGTTGATGTCAATAGCTTTAAGATCTTCTACGCTAGTTGCCGTGTCACAGAGCATGGTGATATTCCGTAAGCGAACCTTTTCCGCAACGATGGCAGTCGTATCTTCACCAGCTTCTTGCGCTCTCATGTACGCTACGTCTTGAGCCTCTAACAGAGGCTTGCGTTCCTGTCGTAGAGATTCTTTTTTAATCTCTTTTGCTTTGTTGATGTCAATCGTAATCATGCGCCTATTCCATCGTATGAATTGGTGAAATCATAGTCCCAAGCCCCCCTAAATTCTCGGTCTGCTGGGAGTTCTGAACTGTCGATAATTTTGTACTTGACTCCGGTCGGTACATCTTTAGCGCAAATCTGTTCTAACGTAAGCCCACAGTTCGGAGCAGGTACTAAAACAGAGATGGTTTCTTCATTGGGGAAAATTGCTAGTTTCATAAAATCCTTTGTGGTTAGCGAAATACTTGAACACAAGCAATAAGCGCATCTTTTTTGGCATATCCAACAATATTACCGTCATTGTCTTGAGAAACGATACTAACTGCTGAGGTTGAATAAGTGTTAGCATTCAACATAAAAGTGTTACCCCAAGTAGCATTTTCCCAAGAAACTGACCCAGAAACTGAATAATTCGCATCAGGCATTGCAGTTTCAAAATTTATGGTATAGTCGCCTGTTCCGTTGTCAACCACTGTAGATACATTCCCACTTTCACGAATCTGAGTATCAATCGTGACACTCGTTCCACTGATCGTTAAATCCACACCTTCACCATCCCCAACTTCGAGATTACCAGATGTAGTTACCGTATAAGTGGTGCTGCTATATTCAATCGTAAAAGTGGTTGCTCCAGTAACCGTAGCAGTATACAGTCCAGTAACAGGGCCAGAGGTGTTTAACGTGCCGGATTGACTAGTTCCTCTAAAATTTACCCAAGCCCTACACGCATAAATGGGAGCATCATCCCCGTTTGGTAAGTTCGCTATATTCCGTGCATTACTCATATACAGGCCACGTTACGTTGGTAAGTTGTCCGTTTTCGTCTAGTTGTGGGTCTGCTGTCTCTGGTAGATCCCGTAGTGCTTGTCGGTAGTCGATTTGTGCTTGCGTCATTGTTCTATCTGCCACTGCCATCCAATCGCTTTTTTGAAGAAGTTGGTTACGCTGTTCTCTTAATAATCGCATTGGTTCTGCTGCTTGGAGTTCTGCAATTCTTGCTTGGATTTCGACCCAATTAATTTCCTTACTCCCGCTGTATTTAAAAACTGCTAAAAACTCTTTTTCCGTTTCGGGTTCTCCAGTGAACGAATAAGAATTATAACCAAGCACCTGCAAAGCCTTTGATAGCCATGAATTCATGCCCAGCAGGAAACACCACCCCACTGCCAATCGTACCATCATCAAAACTAACGAGACTGCTGGATCGTTTGCTGCCGATATAACTCATGTAATCTCCAGATAGCTGAGATGTACATCTACGGCTGATGCCGAATCTGCTGTAACGGTCAGGTTTTCATTCGGTACAAGTACCAGCTTTCCACCATCTAACAGATTGACAGAAGAACCCACTGGAATTGGAATATTTGTGATATAGCTTGTATAAGTAGGACTTCCTGTATCGTACTTAATTTCAACAGTTAGTGTACGAGACGCAGAAGATTTGTTTGAGGCTATCAATCCGATACAGACGACTTCTGTTGCAGAAGGCACATCTGACGCTAAGACATCTGTTCTTGAAGTACCTGCGGTTACTGTTTTTCGGAGGAATGCGTTTGCCATTTTTTAACCTAGTGCGATTGCCATTACGACAGGATCTGCGCCTGATGCCGCACCTGTGTTATCTGTTGCGTATTCTAGTGCGTTTCCTGCTGAATTTACTTTCAAGACCTGTCCTGCTGATCCCAAGGCAGTTAATCCGGTTCCCCCGTTTGCTATCGGTAAAGTTCCTGTTACATCTGTGACAAGATTTGTTAGTCCTGCTGAATTAACATCTTCATAAGTTGAGCTACTGGTTCCCACAGCCAAGACATCTTCATCAGTAATCAGATACAATTCACCTTGATTCAAGCCAGAAGCAGAGGCTGCTGTGTTGATTTCGCTTCTTGTTCCTCGTTTAACTTTAATCGTTGCCATTATGCGGTATAGCTCCCATTTCCTGTAAATTTCACTAGCTTGAAATCAGTGCTTCCATCATTGAAGTCCTCAACGGTTGGGCTTCCTGTGCTGCTTCCCAAATACTGGCTTGCCCTAATTTTTAGAATTACAATACCAGAACCACCACCACCTCCTCCACCACCACCTCCTCCAGTGTTGGCTGTGCCTGAACTTCCGGCTGCTCCACCTCCACCTGAACCACCTGAACCTCCTGCTCTAGCACCACCTCCTCCAGCGTAGTAATCACCAGAACCACTAGGCCACTCGTATCCAGCACCACCATTGCCACCACCTGTGCCTGAATAGGAGTTTTGACCGTTTCCACCAACGCCACCTTTGCCCCCTCCCCCTCCGTAAGTAAGCGGATTCCCTGAATAGCCTATTCCTGCATTATTCCCTTGTTCAGCAGTTCCGGCTCCAGTAGTCCCATAAGAACCACCACCACCTGAACCTCCACTGTTGCCAGTGCTGTTGGGATGGTTTTGGCCTCTGCCCCCTCCAATTGCCGTCAGTGACCAAACAGATAATGTGGAATTACTGCCATTGGAACCAGCAGAACCGCCTAGACCTATTGTTGCAGAATAAGTAGTTCCCACTGTTGCGGTTTCAGTAGAAATCAACATTCCACCAGCGCCACCTCCTCCGGCTGTTGGTGACGTTGTTCCGCCACCTCCTCCACCAGCAATCACCGCCACCTCTAGGCCAAACTGATTCAAAACTGTTGAATTCCATTTATTGTCTCGACCTAATCTGGTGATTTCGTCCAATGTCCAGATGCCATCGCTTTCTTGGTATTCTGGATCTGGCCTATCTGCTCCCCACTTACCTGCATTGTTTCTGGGAGGTTGGTCAAAAAAGGCGTTCAGGTTCCAGATCCCTTGGCCTGTGGCTGCGCTATTGTTTTTACCGATCAGTGATCCTTGACTACGCATTAGCTGATTTCTTCATAACTACAGATCACAGTTAAATCATTGGCTGCACTTGCAGTGGCCCCAATGCTTCGGTCTTCTTCAATGTAAATTGATGAGTTTCTTTCAACGATCACTAGGCTTGAATCTGCAGGAACTGTAATTGTGCTGGCGATTGGATAGGCTGTTCCGCCTAATGCCGCTGCACTGTAGTAACTAATCGTAATGTCTGCGCTATTGGTTCCATCCGTATTTACAACATAGATACTGTTGACCTTGAGGACTTTTGAACTTGCGCTGGCATTGGAGATAACGGCTGTGGCGCTAGTGGTCGAGAGGTTCACGGTTGCCGTTTTCCCGTAAATCGCATTGACATTGACAATGTTTGGATTTGCCATTTTTTTCCTTTATCCAAAAACGATAGAAAGCGCCACCACCTTGCCATTGGTAGCGCCAAAATCAGTAAGGTCTTGAGGTTCCCATTCTTCAGTCGCTGAGTTGTAAATCAGTGCCTGGGCATTGTCTGCGCTGTCTCTTGCCAAGGCGCTAACATTGAGCCGATTGTTTCCAGTTAGTGCTTCAAGATTGGAGACAATCGTGTTGATGTTAAGTCCAAGTTCAATTGTTCCTGCCGCTGTAATCGGTGAACCGGAATCCACCTCAATGCCATCTGTTCCTGAAACAGCAACTGAAGTTACAGTTCCGGTTCCGGTGACGGTTGACCAAGATAGGTTGCCACTTCCATCCGTAATTAAAACCTGTCCGTTGTTTCCATCAGAAGTGGGTAGAGTGAGCGTGTAGCTGGAGCCAAGGCTTGCAGAATTGGGAACGGTTATGGTTACAGAGTAGGTGTTGGCTTCATCATTGAGTGCTACGCTTGCCGGATTGGTTGCACCTGAAACAACCAAGCTGCCTGTGCCGGATGGCGTGATGGTGATGTTTTGATTACTGGCGCTGGTTTTTATGATGTTGGTTTGCAAGTCGATATTGTCCCCAAACAAAACATCCGAACCGCTAGACTCTGCACTAATCAAATTACTGTTCAGATTGCCATTGAAGCTGCTGGTAGCGGTTGCTGTTGCTATTGTAGCAACGCCAATCTCTGCAGTGTCCAGATAGGCTGTGCCGTCAAGGTATAAGTCTTTCCATTCCAAGGTGACTGAGCCTAAGTCTCTGGTGTTGTCCGTTGATGGAATCAAATCCGAATCAAATCGTGCGGTGACCGTAACGGTATCCGTAGTCTGGTTCCCAATGTCCAAGGCTCCTGTGGTGGTGACAACTCCAGAAGAATCAATCGTAATTCCTGTGGTTGTCGCAGAACCAGAAGAGTTGCCAAACAAGGAAAGTGAGCCGTCTGATGTAGTTGGAAAAACAATGTCAGTTTTAAGGGTATTCATTCCCATTAAATCACCTCAGTTAGTTGAAGAGCGCAGGATTGATAGTCTCGGCTGATATGTCCAAAACTCGGAGGATTCAGATAATAAAATCCTGTGGCATTGGACGATTCCTTAAATGTTGCAGGCATGTCCTCCACCCAAAGAATCGGCATTGGTTTTGACCGATAGCTTCTGGCAACGGCTTCCAAATCTTCAGCCTGCGTATTGGTTAAAACTAAACTTAATCCCACAGAATGACCCACTGGCCTTTGCTGATAGGTGTAACCGCCTGTGGGCTGTGGCCTGCGTACCGAATAATCATTGAGGCTTTTGGTGGCTCCTGGTCTTGCATCTGGCAGCGTCAATACCTTCCCCACTCGCAGAATCCCCAAGCGAACTGGGTTATAAACAGAACCAATGTCATTGGTGTCACTGATTTGCGTGTCTAGTTTGATGGCATCTGCTCCGGTTCCATCTCCGGTAATTTCGAGAATCTGCCCAGAGGAAAGAACGCTTGTGATTTCGACAAGCGAATCATTGGTGCCGTTATCAATCGTAACCACAGCATTATTGGAAACTGTCATTGGACTGATCACAAAGTAAACTCCTCCTGAAGTTGGAGATAAAGTAGTGTCAGAAGTGTAAGTTTGTGGTGAGGCTGCCGTGGCGACATGCGAACCAACGAAGATTCTGCCGTGACTAATCACATTAATTGGGTTGCCAGAAGCGTCTTCAAATCTGCCATAGACTGTTGAATCTTGATTCCAGCGTTCTGCACTGTTTCCAGAAAGGTTCTTTTCGCCAACATTGACTGAAGTGGTCAAGGTAATGACTAGCTGACAGTATCCAGATTGCTCATTGGCGAAAGTGATGAACTGAGCTGGCAGATAGGCTGCTTGGTCTGCAAAAAAGGTTGATCCGGTTGCTGAGTTTCCCCCTAGCGTTGAATCTAGTCCGTAGGTAGTGCGAAGTGTTCCTGTTTCAATCTGGCTCGGATTGGCATAATTTGAATCAGTTGAATTTAAAGCCCAAGTGGCAGAGTCCGCCAGCAGATTTGAAACAAAAAAAGCCTGAACTGGATCGTCAACCGTTCCTCTGCAATTCACCGTGATGACTTCAGTAGTTCCAGAAGAAATAAAAGCTTGGCGCGGAATATCTCCTTGCACGTTACCAATAGGGAATCCGGTGAGGTTGCCTTCTTGAGTGCTGATGGAAGTGACACGATCTTGATAAAGAATCCTCATCAGAAATCCCTCACAAATTCTGAAAGCGTTGCGTCCCCTTCCAAGGCTGTGGTTCTCGCTGAAAAATCATAATCAATCGAGCGAACCGTCAAGGTGCATGCAAGAAAGTCCTGAAGCCTTCTGAAGCGAATTCTGTCACCTAACTCAATCTCGGTGTTGATGTCTGGGATTGTTACACTGGCCTTGCTAAGTTTTTCAATATCCTTAATGGCATCAATCCGACCTTGGACTCTGGTAATGTCTGAATACTGATCTGCATAAGCGTTTACAGAAAACTCTCTGCCTTTGGGTTTATTGGCGCTTCTGGCACTGGTAGACTTCCCAACCAACCTTCCACCTTCGACTACATTGATCCCCCAACTAGAAGAAACGCCACCCAAGGGAAATCCAAGCGTGTAATTACTTGTTAGTAGTTCATAATCTTTGTAACTGGTGATAGTGGCTCCAGCATAGGCCCGATCAATCAAGTGCAGTGTGGAGTTGCCACTGGAATCCTGGCGAATGTCAAACTGATGGTTATAGGCTGCAGCCACATCAGAAGCCAACTCAAGCAAAGGAATCGGAGCATTGACTTTGATCTTGACATCGTAGGAACTCGCATTGGTGGCCCTTGTGGTGTCAGCTGTGCTAACGCTTAAGGAAAGCTGGGTTGCCACATAATCAAAAAAGTCTTCCAGTGTTTTGCTGTTTGTACTCGTTAGGCTTACCTCGCCAGCATCTGCTGAATATCCAGTGATTTCTATGTAGTCGCTGGTGATTGCATTGATCGTTCTGGAGACACCATCTTCAAAAACCGTGATACCTGAAGTCAGTCCGGTTGGATTGTGCCAGCGGTTGCTGGTGGTGCGAATCAATGGTGTAAAGTGCGTAACGGCTCCAAAAGCAAAGGGAGCCGTTACCGTATTGCCTGAGTTGTCTGTCACCGTAGAAGTGGCATCGACATTGTATTCAGTGGCATTTACTGAAAAGGTTAAGGCTTCTCTGTCTACTTTTTCTAAGACCAAAGTTCCGGTGATCCAATCATAATCCTGAAGGCCATACTGGAAGGTGAAAGGATAGGCTGTTCCCAGATTCTGAATCAAGGAGGTGTAGCGGCTGCCACCAAACGGATGATTTTCATCTAGTGGCCTGTTTTCTATCTGCACCTGGCCCACTTCAAAATCATAAAATCCGCCTTTCACTTGGCCTTTTTTGATCCTTGGCCCACTGAGTAAAAATCCATAATGAAAGTTGGCATCTGTTTTTAAAAAGGTTTCATCACTAAGATAGTAGTCTGTGCCGCTGACGGTTACTTTTAAAGAAAGGTTGCTCATGCTACAGCCGGAAATTCACCAAATCGGGCTGCTCTCTCCTTGATTTCTACGCGAATGGCAGAATCGTACTGACTGATGAGCTGGCCTGTGCCGTCATAGATATTAACGTCAATTTTTGGCGCTGCTTGATAGTTCTGGCTCATGGCTGCGCCTCTCAGTGTTGGGATGCTTCCGCCTTGAGCGAAAGGCCACCAGGAAGGCTTCTTGTAGCTGGCATTCAACCCAATGGCAGGAGGAAAGAAGCTGCCCATCAAGCCAACTTTGATTCTGCCAAGCAGATCATTGCCAGCCTCAAAACCATAGTTCACAGGTGAAGCGGTTTTCCCTTCGCTGACTAATCCGCCTGCCGCTAGAAAGCCAATCCTACCTTGTGCCAAATTCGGAATTCCAAGCTTTAGTTCAGCGCCAAAATTGCCAACAACATCGGCAATCAGATTGCCAACAGAACCCAAGTCTCTGAGAGACAAGCCAGCCTTTCCAAAGCTTTTGTTGCTTGCCAAAATTCCTTGAGCAAGTCCGCCTGCACCAAAGCTCATGGCAGGCCCAAGCAACTGATTCATCTGTTTCTTGCGTCCTGAATCGGTGACACTATTGAGCAGGCTCAGAAGGTTAATTCCTAACTGATCAACGGCAGATTTGCGAATGATGAACTCGCCACCTTCCAACTCCACTGGCATCCTGCCCCCTACCATTGCAGGCATGCCGCCTGCGGCATGGCTTGGCCCATTCAAATAACCACCTTTGGCAAACTTAAATTCCAGAAGATTCTTTGGCCCAAGACCAAACATATGGAAGGGATTTGGTAATAGCGGAATGGTTCCGCCAGGTACAAAGGCTTTGAAAATGTCAATTACCTTCTGACGTATAAAATCAACAAAGTTGAAAATTCCACCTGAGAAGATTTGTTCAAAAACGTGTTCAATTCCTCCAACCAAGTTTCCAAAGGCATTACCGAAATCCAACAAAACCTGCTCAAACGTGCCTTGGATGGCACCACCAAACTCCTGCAGTCCGGTTAGCATTCTGCCAAAAACATTTTTCAATGGTTCAACGATTTGGTCACTAAATACGGAACCCAAGCCACCAATTGCATCAAGTAGAGGCTGAAAAATGCCTTGCATGGCGTTCTCGAAAGCACCAAAAACGGATTCAATGCCTTCCACCAAAAACAAGATGGCGTCAATCAGTGGTTCCAAGAGTTCAAGCAGCTTTACCAATAAGGGAGCGAGCTTTTCAATCGGCCTTTGCAGTTTCTCAAAAATAGGTTGCATTGCTTCCATTACTGGAATTAAGGCTTCCACAACCGGAACCAATAAGTCGATAATCGGATCAACCAAAGCAAAGAGCGCATCAAAAACTTTTGCCAAGGCTTCCTGCACTTTTTCATTGGAAAGAACCAACGCCAGTAGTCCTTGCTCTAGTCCCTTCTCTGCTGTGATCTTGGCGACATTCGCAGCCCGTTGTCCAGATGGGCCAGCCGCTGACATCACAGCCTGAGCCGTGTCTGATTCGGTGATGGCTTGCGCTCCTGCGCGAACCCCTTTCAATACTTCTTTTGTGTATTTTTCTGCCAGAGATAGCCGATCATCCATTTCTTTGGTGAGCTGCTTTTGAATGCCTAACTCTGCAGCAAGGGCTGTGGCCTGTTCCAGCGTCAACTGTTCAAGTTCTACTGCTGTGGCAAGGGCAATGGCCTGAACATTGTTAATTTGGCGGATGGATTCCGCTTGAGCCTTGAGTTGATCGTCCTGGGCCTTTAAGGCTTTGAGTTGCTCTTGAGCATTTAAGGATTTGGCAATGTCCTTGGCTTGCTTGGCCTGTCTCTCTAATAGTTTGAGAGACTTTTCTTCATTCCTGGCGCGAACCAAGGCTTTGGTCGCTAAGTCAACGGCCTCTTGGTTGCGGAGCTGCTCTGTAATCTTTGCAACCTTTTGAACTGTTTCCTCATAGATCGCTTGTTCTTTTAGCGCCTTTGTTGCCAAGTCCACGGCTTCTTGATCCTCCAGGCTCTTGGTAATCTTGGCGACTTCTTCAACCGTCTTTTCATAGGTGGCTTGTTCAATCAATGCTTGCTTGACCTTTTCAGCCTGGGCCAGAAATCCGGCTTGTTGGGCTGCAACTTGATCTTCAAGATATGCAACTTGCTGTTTTGTGGCTCGGTTGATCGAAGTCAGCAAAGTGAATTGCCTACCGGACTCATCACCTGTCGAACTGGCTAAAACAAAAAGCCTTTCTTGTAATAAGGCTTGTGCTTGCTTCGCTGCCGTCAGTTGTTCTTCAAGACTTCCTTGTGTGCCAAGTAATCCTCCAACCTTTTCTGTGATGTTTTGGAAGGTCAGAGCAGCAAGCACAGAGGCTGCTTCTGCCGCTTCCTGCATCTGCTTGAGTTGCAGAAGTTCTTCCTGCGATTTCTTAATAACTTTCGTGGATTCAGCTTGTTCAGATAGAAATTCAGCTTTTTTCTTTTCAACAAATTCCTGCTGAAGTCCTAGTTCATAATTGGCTAGGCTCGTGGTGTAGGTGTCTCGTGCGGTTTGGACGTTCTGCTGATAAACCTCCAAGGCTCGGCTGGCAGCTCCTGTTGTTTCATCGGTAATGATCTTGATTTTGGCAATTTCATCTTTTGCGGTGATGTATTCTTCGCCTACCTTTTTGGTTTCCTCAGTGAGTTTTTCTTGTGCAACAATGACTTTCTGCAAGGCTTCTTCAACATCCCCAAACGGATTCGCCTTCGCTGCCATCAACTGAGCCGTTGCTGCAAAAACATCAAAGGCATCATCCAGCAGCATCACATTGCCAATCAACTGATTGATGTCTGCAGAGATGGTTTTGAATGTGATCTCTAAGGCTCGGAAGGCCATGCCTACAAACGAGTCTGCAATCAGATCCGTCAGGAATTGAATGCTCGCGCTCAGTAACTCAACACCAAGCCGGATTTTGGCAAAAATGGAAGCATAACCCAGAACCTCATCATCCTGACTGATGAACTGCTGAATTTTGTCAATTACATTTGTAAAGACATCAACAATGGCCCCAATTGTTCCCGTGAGAACGTCCATGTAAAAGGCAACATCCGATTCAGTGATGGAATCCAGTGCAGCCGCTACATCTCGGATAGCACCACCAAGACTTTCATTGGCTCCAGCAACTTGGTTGATAATGCCAGCCAAGCGAATTCCAGAATTTTCTAAAATCGTGAAGCTTTGCCCAATCGTTCGGCTTGTTCTCGCAAACTCTTCTTCCAAGACTCCAGCCTGAGACTGCAGCGCCTCAAAAACCGTCTCAGCGGAAAGCTTGCCTTGCTTCCCGTATTCTCGAAGTTCGCCAATCGTAATGCCTAAGCCATCGGCAATAGCCTGCGCCACTCTTGGCGTTTGCTCCATCACAGAGTTGAGTTCTTCCCCTCTTAACACACCAGCGGCAAAGCCTTGTCCTAGCTGGATGATGGCAGCATTGGCAGATTCTGAAGTAGATCCAGAAATGGCTATCGCCTTACCTAGCGAGCGTGTTACCTCTTCCAGTTCAGCAGTGGAAACACCTAACCGTCCTGTGACTCTGGCAAGGCGCGAATACAGATCAGCCGTGGATTGGAAAGATTGGCCTGTTTCCTGGCTGATTTTAAAAAGTGCGGATTGTACTTGGGTGAGTTCTTGAGTGCTGGACGTTACCAGCTTCAGGCGGTTTTCAATGTTGGCAGCAGCATCAGAGAATTCAATCAGTCGATCAACAGCAAAAGCTGCAACTGTCGCCTTCAGTGCTGTGGTTAATCCCCCAACACTCCTAGCGACCTTTGCGCTGGTTGCTTCCACTTGTCGTAGAGAACGATCAACCGAATTGAAAGCCGCTTGGGTTTTGTCAACGGCTGAAATCGTGATCGTGGTATTAGTCGCCATTACTTCTGGTTTCTCTTTTCAGCCTGAATGTTGAAATAAGCCACCCAACCCTTCACTTCGTCCAGTGTCCAGCTCATCACCTCAGACAGTGGTTGATGAAGCGTTTCAGCCAGAGCAAAGATCGTCATCAGGTCAGGCGACTCTCTCAGTTTTTTTCAATCTCCTCATCTGTTAGGCCATCGTCTGCATTCATTGAAGACACAATTCTGGCGATTACCTCAGAATCAACGCTTCGCATGAATTCAGTACGATTCACCACCTTGAAGACCTTTTTGCCTTCAGCATCCAAGGCTTTGGCAATCAAGGTGGCAGTTAAGGCTTCTCCAACCTTGCCAGCACTGTTTAGCGCCAGAATCTCCTGTTGCTCGCTCAACGTCATGGAGGAGCGATAGTAGATTTTGGTAGGTTCGCCTTTTTCGTCAGGCCACTCTGGCACTTCAACGAATTGAAGAGGCGCAGCCAAGCGATCACGATAATGAGCTTTAGCTCGTTGTAGAATTTCAGACATAACCTGTTTAGGCTGTGGTTTCGGTTAGTGCGCCAGAACCTTGGAAACTGATGGTTGCGTCTACAGTCCCATCAATGGCCCCAGAGCGACTGATTCCGGTGATGATCACAGTGCCGTTGTAATACTTGGAACTCGTTGCCGTTCCTTCTGGATAAAGGTTTAGCGTGACACTGCTTCCAATCGTTACAGCCTGCTGGCCTGTGTCGTCTGGGTCCCAAAAGACATCCGCACTACCTGAAAAACTGGTGTTTCCGGCAACAAAAGATG